ATCTTCTATTAAAACTATATCATTATCAGAAAGAGTAGTTTTTTCGGTTAAAGCATTGATTTCACCTGTTCCTGCTCTCTGGAAGAAGTCAGAAGCATCTTTGTTATCTACTTTATCTACATTAAATTGTGCTGATATATCTGTCCAAGATGAGCCATTATCCCAATATAATTTCTTTGTGTCAGTTGCCCAGTAAAATCTATCCTTTTTATAAATCGTAGGTTTATTTGCATCGAGACCAGACAGGACTTTGGTTTCTATATCCTCTACCATCTTCTTGGTAGGAGCAAGAATTATTCTATATGTCTTTCCTGAAGTATTATGATTTTTAGCAATCGTTCCTTCTTGTCCTCTCTGAATCGTATAAGTCGTATTTCCACCTGAACTTTGAGCATTAGTCACCCTTACAATTTCTACATTCGGGTCTTCAGCCGGGTCGAAATAATCTGTATAGTTGTAAACTACAACATTAAAGGCACCATCTGTACTCGGATTAGGAAATTTACTTGCATCACTATCGGATATAACTAAAAATGTATCTGTATCTGAGATACCTAGCACTAAAGTACCATATGCAAAATTTCTAACTGGGTCTAAAGCCATTTTTCACCTCCAACTATTTTAACTTTACTCTAACTTTTGCAGTCATCGTATCCCCATCAAGAATCAATCTCTCAACTGACAAAGGCATATATCCAATCAAGTATCCTGTATTGTCAGAAGTAGTTGCTAAAAATAACAGATTTATCGGTCCTATATCCCCACCTGAAGCCGTAAAATATACTTCAGCACTTACTACCCTATAATCTCCTTCGTGCATTTCAAGAGTCGGAAATCCTACATTATTCCTTGCTAAAGGCTGTGGCGAATATCCATTACCTGAAGGCTCATTCTGAATCGTTGTTAAAGTATCTGTATCTTCCAATACATCCCTTGCAAGACGAGCATAAAAAGTATTAGTTATTGAAGCATTTCTAAAAAAGACATCAAGCATTAACATCTCTCCTTGGTCAACTAAAGCATTTCTTCCTTCTTCTTGCCATCGCAAGTTTCCATTCTTATCAAAACATTTTAATTCCCAAATCGCTTCATAAAATTTATGCTTACCCATCCTCTACCTCCTAACTTGAGAAACTTACGCTTTTTACCTCTACTCCATACAACTTACAAATCTGATTAAAATTTACTACTATATCTCTTTCTGCATCCTGCCTATATAAAACATAAACTGTCTCTGACGGCGCTGGACTTATACTAACTGATATATCACCTAAACTATAGTCAACTGTTCCTGAAACTGTATAAGTGCTTCCACTTACTGCAACTATGTTTCCTTCTCCGTCATCTTCTCCTATCTGAACATCTCCAACAAATAACTGAATCGAGTTCTTCTCCACAGGCAAAGCAGTTAACTTCTCTACCCAATTACTTCCTTGCAAAACTAATTCTTTTCTCAATCTTAAATCCATATATACATAATCTACACCTTCTACTTGCTCTATCTCTGCAATAATATCTGAATACCTTTTACTTATTCCTAATCTTGTAGTTAAACCTAATTGAAATAAACTCTCAATCAACTTTTCAACAGCACTCTGAACTAACGAAAGCGTATAGTTTTTCTTAACCCTCAAATCTAAAACTACATATACATCTAATATGTCTGCAGAAACGAATTCATACCTTACAGTTAGAATAGATTTTTGTCTTAAAAACTCTACTAATTCTTCCTCAAAATCTGTAGTTGGAGAACCCCATCCTTGCAATATCATAGCAATTCTAACCCAATTAAACATATTGTAATTAGGCGAACCTTCTTCTCTTTCACCCCATACACTTGCTGTAGCAACACCAGGATAACTCTCTACCAAAGCACTAAAGTCATCCTTCGTAACTGCTCTATCTCCTGTTCTAAATACTCGTGGTGCATTATACTTTATCTCTTCTATACTCTCTTCGTCATCACCACCTACTACGGGATTGTCATTTGTCACCTTAACTTCAACTGGACTTCCAGCTTCATCAAATATAACAGAACTTACCTTTGTTATCATATTTGTTCCATAAACATTTCCATTCACACCAACAGTCTTAACAAACCTTATTAAAATCATTGAACCACTCTGCGGTATAGCACCTCTTGAACCATTTCCAAATCTAATTAACAAAGTTCCATCATACTGAGGCACAACTGTATAGTGCCTATCAGTAGGCTCTGACAATATAAAACTATCTACCTGTTCCCATAATATACCATCTACATATACCCAAAGACTCTTATCCTCTACATCAACTTCATCAATTACATATTCTTGATACTCTTGCCCTGAACCCGTCATAGTCCTTTCTACTAACTCACCTTGAACTACTTCCACATCCATACTGGTCTGACCTTTTAATAGAACCACATCTTTTATAGTCAAATACTTCGTTCCATCTGCTGTTTCCACTACCGTATAACGAGGAATATAAATATTCTTGCTATGCGCAGTATCAAGATAAAATCTTACATAACCTTTTGCTGATACCTTTCTTCTTGGTTTGTAATTTATTAACTTAACTAAACTTAAAACAGAAGACTTTAACTTTGCTGTATCAAGATAGCACTCTTCTGCTCTCCTTTCCAGATAGTATAAAACCATCTCACCTACATAAGCAAATAACTCAATTAACATTTGCCCAGTAGATGATTCATACATATCTTTCCAAGTTTCTTTCTTCCTTAATCTTTCCTGCAGTCTTTTTACCAATGTCTCAAAATTGTAATCTATAAACAAATAATTCTCTGGCATATCATCCTCCAATTCTCTTTGTATACTCTAAAATCTCCTCATTCCCTTTTACTACAAACTGTATAGTCATATCCAAATAGTTTCTATCTGGATTCGGAGCAAATTTTATTCCTACAACAGTTACTCTCGGGTCCCAAGTCTCTATTACTCTTTTAACTTCATCTGAAACAAATGTTGCCAATCTCTCATCCATCGGCTCAAATAATAAGTCCTTCAATCTACTTGCAAATTGAGGAAGCATTACTCTTTCTCCCGGATGCGTCCCAAGTATATTATCTATACTCGTATACACAGCCTCTATATTCTTAACAATCTTTAAATCACCTTTTGCATCCTTAATAAACTGGTGATGTATATCTGACCAAATTACCTTTTCCATATCACTCTATATATATCTTTCTATCAGGTGGTGTTAACCTTGCTCCACAACCTGCTACCGCCTGCTCAGTTAATATTAACTTTCCATTACAATAACTTTTTACTGTCACTGCTGAAATACTCGTCACCCCATGCTCCGGATGGGCACAACTGTGCATTGCTCCCTCAACAGCAACCTCTATTCCGTTCACCTTAAACCTACCATCCTGATTATGACTTATAACTGTTCCGCCGTGGTCTGAACTATCCCCTAATAAAGCAATCCTTTTACCAGACATTTCTCTTACCTCCTTTTTCTCTTACAATCATACCGGGTTAATATTTACCGTTGTCCCTGAAATTGTTATATTCCCATCACTATCTATAACAACATAAGCATTACTCGGATGCGTCAATTTAACTACTTTATCTTTGTCATCTATTTCAAAAACTATTCCTGAACTCAATTTAAAAACTCTCTTACTTGGATAATTTCCTACTCTTTCTTGAGGCATATCTTTTCCTGAAACAGCTTCAGCAAAATAAACAGGTTGATACATATCTCCGTTTTCAAAGAAAACAAATACATAAGACCCTACATCTGGAACACAGAACGAACCTTTATCACTTCCTGCTCCTGTAAATAAAGGCATAGCAGGAACAGCCCACGGAAGTATATTAGCATCAATTCCTACAAAAAACGGATAAATCTCCACTTTTATTCTACCTAATTTCTGTGGGTCATTATTATCTAAAACTTTGCCCCTAAAAATTCCAACTATTTCACCCATATTAATAACCTTTCTTCTTTCCCGCTTTCAACAAAGTTGTTGGCATAGTCGTATCTATACCATTTCTGGTCAGCAACAATCTCATTCTATGTGAACTCGTTAAAGAATGCACTACTCTTTCTACCATCCATAACCCCGCATACTGAAATACATACGGGTCTCCTGTATACATTGCATCTGGAATCAATACATCTACTAAATCTCCCGGTGCTACATTTATATCCCCAGGAACTAAAATCCACATTTTTAATAAATTCATTAACCTTTTAGACAATTTTGATTTCATCTGCACTTTATAGTCAAAAATAGAACTCCTGCCTAAAAATATCTGCCTACTTACTTCCTCTGCATCTGCCTCGATTAAAAAGTAATCTGTCAAACTCATAAAATCTGACAAATCTACTTTATCAGTTATATAAGCTCTATTATCCCAATCAAAGTATTCATACTTTTGAATTTTTACTCCAAAAGAACTTAATACTCCAAAACTATCTACTATTTGAAAATCAAACATAGGCTCTCTATCTTCAAATCCTACATCGTTCATTATATATTTCTTTTTTACTGAAGCATTTATTAACTCTTTTAAAGCCCTAAACACAAAAACATTCTTGTGATTTACCCTTTTTACAAAACATCTAAAATCGTGTTCTCCTACTCTACCACTTAATCTTTGTCGCAAATCTTTTAAAAACTTAGCATTAGTCTGCATTCCTTGAACAAGATTCATCGAATAATTCAAAGATGGACTAATATCAACAGAATCACAACCTATTTCTTTTGCTATCTTCTCTAATGTTTCACTAATTTTTCCTGAAAACCCTCTAACTAAATCTCTATCAAATAACATCTTGTTGTCTAACAATCCACTAATTTCAAAAATTGCTTGCATTCTTGACTGACTTTCAGGAAACTTTCTATACACCAAAAAGTTAAATGAATTGTCTAACTCCTCACTTATAGATTTACCTACTTCTACATACATCTTATTTACTGTCTTATCTGACGGTAAAGTATGCACAAATAAACCTGTTGGGTCGTAAATAGAAAACCTAAATAAAGGCAGAAACTTATTCATATCTTGAATTATAGTAAACTCCCTAATCATATCAAAAGACATCGGAATTGTTGTTCCTGCTAACTCGAATCTCAACAAATAATTACCAGCAAGCTCAATCATAAAATTTACCTAATTCTCCACTTCTTTCCAAACTCGTAAACATCTAAAATATTTGGTATTACTAAAAGTTGACCTACCTGTAAATCTGTCAAAGGATTAAATATGTCATTTACTAAACAAATTACCCACCAATACTTCACTGTTCCGTAAGCATAATAACTAATTAAATCTGGACGCATTAAATCATCTTGTCTAACTCTATAATATGCAGGCTCATATCTCATCCTAAACCTCGATAAATAATGATGCAAAAAATCTAATTCTTTCTTACCTTCTACCTCTTCTACTGCAAAAAATCTTGTCCTATCCATTATGTCGTCTTAGATACTTCTATTTTTCTTTTTCCACTAAATACATCTTCCAATTCTTCCTTCGCCAAAGTTGCATAAGTCTGAAATATTACATCTACTGAAGCACTTATAGGATATCCCTCTGTTGTAAATCTGTTAGCATAAGTCACATTTATCCTTTTCATTATCACACTATTAAAATACAAAAATGGTCTCGCTCCTAAACCTACTTGTATTTCTATATTCTCCCCACCAGCATAACCAAAAATTCCTCCTCTAATTATAGGATTCGGACCAGGTGGCCACAATACATTAGCAGGAATTGTTGATAGCATTCCTGCAGGACCAGACAAGTTTACTTTAGGACCTTGAGACGGCAAACCTAATTTCTTTAAACTCAAACAAGGAACCACTACCTCATTATAAGCATCTTCATCTGCTTCAAACCTTAACTTCATATTTATTTCAATAGGCTCTGTCCCCATCCAAACTCGTCTTGTTGTCCATCTTGTTATTAAAGTTCCTCCTACCATCTGTGCCATAGCCTGCCATTCTGGTCTCGGCTCATACTTCGAAGGTATAAACGACTGCCAATTAGTCTCTACCCTTAAACTTATCTCTTCCTGCAAAATCGCTATTAAATCAACTAAAGTAGGTCCACTACTACCTATATCTATTTTTCTTGCAAAAATTCTAACAAGATATTCTGGTGCTATTCTATCTAACATCCTCTTCGAAACAGTATTTCTAATTATCTGACCACCCCAAGCACTGCTACCTTTTGTCCTATGAATTCTTGGCACATTGTAAAGAACATTAAAGAATCTTGCAGGGTCTTTTTGTTGCATTATTTGAGCTACATCCAACCCAGACCCTATATTCCTTTGTGCTTCAGCAACATACTTATCCTTTCCTTTCTGAACATCACTTATCCTCTGCTGAAGGTTATTTACTAATCTTCTAATATTCTCTTCCATCAGAAATCTCCTTTATCTAAATCTTCTAAAAACGGGTCTCCTACATTACGAGTATCTGACACCCTTTCTTTACTTTCAGGAATTGTAACTGTCGTTTTCTTTTCATAGGCTTCAACTAACTTTTCTATTCCTTGTGATATTCTCTCATTTCCCTCTCTAACTTCTTCTACTAAACTTGTTTCAGGCACTGGGACTGGTTCTAATTTTCTCTCTTCTGGTGGCTTTAAGAATACTTCAGGTGTCGGCTTTCCAAACTCCTTATTAGCTTGTATTATAGCCTCTCTCAATGGCATACCTTGTGCATTTA